CCCTGAGCTATCAACATCATTATCGAGGGACGCATCAGAAGCGTGTGCTGCTAGTGATTCACATTGCAATAGTACACACTGTGCTGGTGTTAACTGCTCCTGTACTGCAGGATGTACCAGTGGTAACACAGCATTGACATATGCATCCATGCGATCACGTGTACTTTGGCTGACCTCAGCAACTGGTGCTTCATGCATCTGCTGTTTCTTTGTTGCTGATGCTACGCCTTCCCTGTATTGCTGTAGTGCTTGCTCCGCAGATGCGCCTAATGCCACGTTATCTGCTAGCACTTCTTCACGTGTACGCCTACTGATTGCACGACCGCACCACGTACGACGCCTGTTAGCTTCTTTGGTCTGCTTTGCTAGTGATGGTTGTATCACGTTCTTTTCACGCCACTGTTGGAAGGCTGGATCTGCTTCAGCCTCCTCAACAGTACGTGCTATAGGTGCACGGCTGTTAGCTTCTTTGGTCTCCCGTTCACGCACTTGCTGCACTGCCTGCTGTGCGAACTCAGCCTGCTGTTCCTGTGCTATACGCTTTGCGCGTACTCGCTGTATTGCCTTGTCATATGAATCTGGTGGTGGTCCGTACAACTCAGGCTGAAGATCGCAATTCCACTCGCGTACTGCAGGCTGAGCATCATACGCGTATAGGGCTTCCTTGTCGAACGCTTGTATGGCTTGCCTGTGTTCGGCGATTTGTGCATCACGCTGCTGTTGTATCTCATCAACGCGTGCCTGCACTTGCTTGGCTGTGAGTGCGGCTGCTGGTGGTGGGGTGCCATGATACCGTTCGTACAGTGCAGCGTACTCCACTTTTTCTTGGTCAGTGAGTGGTGCGTCAAATGGCTTTTCATCTGGTACGTGTACTGGATGTTCCGGCTCATTGTATGCAGCCTGAAGGTCGCTGACCGTTTGCTCCTTGCTGGTCATCATGATAGGCGATGAAGCCTCTTGGTCAAACGTGTATCGCTTGTGAAACGATTCCTGCACATACTGCTCAAGATCCTGCGCGTCTTGCTCAGCCCTTTGGTCTACCGTACAGAAGCCTCCACCGACGCTGATGGTAAGTGCTTCAGCATTGCGTACGATACTATCCATCAGGGCTTCTGCCTGCCATGGTGCGCACCAGTACGCGTTGAACTGAAAGCTGTACTCGTCGGTGCCTGGTGCCTGCTTCGGCTCTTCAGGCTCATTGCAGCGTATGGCCTCACCCGTAGACTTCTTCAATGCTTCCATTTCTGCCTGCAGGCGTGCAACCTCGTCTCCCACTGTTGGCATGCACTCTTCCGGCTCAGCGTCCATGCTGCCATCCTTGCGCATGGCTTGCACTCGCTGCTGCGATTCTGCAATCTGCTCGGCCGAATACTTGATCGTCGGGTTGATGTATTCGGCCGGCTCAGCGTGCATACCATCAACGCCCACAGCGATGCCATCAACGTACGCGTGATACCGCTTCTGCGCTTCCTTCAACAGTGCCGACAATTCCTGCAGGCTTGGATTGTACGCCTGCAGGTCTGTGATGCCTGCAGCGTGCATGGCCTCTGCCATCACCTGATCCTGAAAATCCTTGTGCGTCCATGGTTGTGGAGCGTCAGCGTCATGTGTACTTGGCTGCACGTTGTCGTTCATCGTGGGCTTGTACGGCACATGTGCGTATCCGTCACGCTGCGACTGTGCATCATAACGCTTCTGTGCCTCATTCAACAGTGCTGACAAGCTCTCCATGCTTGGATGTAGTGCCTGCAGGCTTGTGACGTGTACCTCGCGCATTGCCTCTTCCAACACTTGATTCTGGAAGTCGCTGTGCGTGCTTGGCTGTGACTGTGCGTTGTCGTTCATTGTACTGCACCACTTGCCAACAGGATACCACCGATGAAGCACGCCACAAAGATGATGCTGACCAACACGAATACTGCCTTTGCTATAGCCTTCCCCGGGTCGTCACTGCCTACCAGGGCCATTCCATCTACGATTTCGTTGTCCGTTTCCATTTCCATGCCTCCTATTGCATGTGCCTGCACAGCAGGCTATCCTAAAGCCACGACCATAACCGGATCCTCGCCAGATACGATCCGTTCAAGCTGTTCGGTGCTCAGGTTGTCCAAACTCATGTCCAGTCGCAATTGCCGCTGTGTCGGTGGACCGATAATGTAGTCCGAAAGCCACTTACGCGCAATGTAGTCGCCCTTCAAGGCGTCCCTTACTGCACGTTCGCATACAAGCTGCCACTTGTCAGACGGACACGACTTGATACAGATGTCCAGGTATTCGCGTTCGCGTACTTTTGTACTGCGACCTTGCGGATTGCCACTTTTGCCCTTCGTCCATACCATTATAACCTCCTACGCCTACAGTGCACACTTGCACGCGTGCAGTGTACAGGCACACACGATTGATACAATAAGTGCAGCATATTCAGTCACGTGCCTGCCTACAGTGTCGCGTCTGTGTTTTATACACGAGAGGCTTCTGCAGGCACAAGGTCGTGTCCGCTGCTGTGATGCGACAAATGCTCTTTTCTGTGTTAGACGTGCTTGAAGCCTGCAGCTTGTGGATGCAGGCTGTTGAAATTCTAAGGTATCTTGATGTCTGCCAGTATTGGCCTCTCGCAAAGTAAGCGCGAAGAACACTGGGGATTGCTATTTTGTTTGTTTGGGATCAGGCTCAACAGTATTCGCTGGTATCGCAACACGCTTCCGAGCGTGGTTTGTGTGGTGTGTGCCTGTAAACTTAACGCGTGCCTATTGCTTCAACTGCTTTGCGCGTATCATGTCAATGCTGTGCTGCAGGGCGTCTTCAAGGTCGATGTCCAGCCTGGTCGCCAGTGTGCACAACATAAGCATCACGTCACCGATTTCGTCGTGGATGCGTGCCCTCCTTACATGGTTTCTGCTGTACTGCTTGCCGCCATAGCCAAGCCTGAGCAGCGTGTCTCCACTTGCTGCGATACGTGCCTGCAAGCCCATGGCCTCCAGCAGTTCATTGGTTTCTGTAAGTAGGAACGTCCACGAGTCAAACACTGTAGGCGTCGGCCATTTCGCACCCGCCAACTCTAGTTCAGTGCGAAATGCGTCTACCTTGCCTTGCATAATACTAGTCATAACGTACCTCCAAGTGAGGGGTGGATGATGCAGGAGTGGCGAATTCCCGCATCACCCATTAGGAGGAATGGAAGGAGGACACTATGGAAAAGCCGACCGCATGCACGCTGAAAGGAGTGAAAAGACGTGGACGCGGTCAGGCTGAACCACCGATAGGTGGAGCGGTCAGCCGCTGTCGAAGAAGCCGACCACTTTGTTCACAAAGTTGCTACCGATGCCCACGATGATGCCCGTCAGTATACGTGCAGCTATAATAGGAGCAGTCGGTATGAACCGTGTGACCAGGTCAATGGAAAATACAAGGGACAGGGTCATGCCGAGGACGAACGTAAAGTACGGGATGACCCAGATGGTCACGCCTCCGTCCTTGTCCTCGTATGCAAGGCTTGTCTTGACGAACCACGCCCGGATGTGTGGCGTGCTGATCAATGGCAATTTCAGGTATTCGGTAAGGGCCATGACGATAACGCTGAGCATCATCGCAGCCACGCCAAACCCTCCAGCCTGCATCATTGCGCTGAGAATGTCTTCCATGATACGCCTCCTCGCTGTGGTTTGTTGCCGTTTTTTGTTGTTCTTCCTTACTATAGTTAACTGGACCATGCACGCCCTGCAGCACCACTTCACGACGATCGGCCGGAGCTATGTTGCAGTACGATGTACTGTGGTGCGCCTTGCCGCACACTGACGTGGTATGCGTCCAACTATCGGAGCACGCCTGCCGAACAGGTATACGGGCTTGCGCTTGTACCAGTGAGGATGCGATACGATAAACTGTGCAAGCTCACGCGTGTACTGGTATCCCTTCACCATCTTGTACACTTCACCATGCGGAACCTCGGCAAGCCCTGCAGCACTGGTGACTGGGAAGGCGTAGCACTGAGGCACTTCAGCCATTTCACCCATCGCTGTCCCAATCCACTCGGAACTCCCGCCATGGTGCAGTGTATGCGCAATTCCTACATTCTACAACCTCGGCTTCGTCCTCATCCAGCCTGTACTGCTCACCGCCACACTCAGGGCACTCAAACAGGAAGTGTGACTGCCACATTTCAATCATGCCTTCCAACAGCCACATCTTGTCCTTCCACTGAAAATACCATAGCATGGCCATGGCCACGTCCAGCGGTAACACTGCCACTTCCAGCCCTGATGTGCCTTTACTACGCGTACGCTTGAGAATGGCCACTGGGATGGGATACTCGTCGTCGGTGGTGATTTCCTGCAGTGCTGTGATACTTGGAGTTGACTTCCAACACTTTGCCTGTACGGCGAACGGCTGAGTGCCGTCTAGGTCACGCCCTGCCTCAGCCTCTGCAGCCTGCACTTCAAGGTGACGCTTGGCATCATCCCATCCAGCCTGCTTGAACAGGTTCGCCACTGCGCACTCATACGCCTTACCTTTGTCCCGGGACATCTTGCCCACTGATCACCTCACGTCCTATGTGCTTGAAGTAGATACGGATCCACTTTTCCAGGGCGTCGTAGCACTGGCGTTGAAAGTCCTCAATGTACTCGTAGCCTGCAGGCTTGAACACGTACACGTATCGCATGCCAACATCAACGCGTCCATCCGTTATGGCACGCTCAATCCAGTCCGGATGCCTTGTGTTGTCACCTGTAAGTGTTCGATGTGTTCTATCCATCTGTGATATCCACACCATCATCAAGCTGGTCCAGTACAGCGTTATGTACCACACGTCCAGCGGTCTTCAGTGCCTGCTCCGTGAACTTGCGACGCTGCTGTTCAAACCTATCTTGCGTACAGCCTGCATAGTCCAGCACATCCTCATGCGTAAGGTGCACCAGGCTACGAGGGCTGATGAAGTGACCGCCTTTGGTTTTGAGTGTGACCTTCAGTTCAACTTCAATTTCCATCACATCGCTCCCTATATAGCTTGGCGAACGTGGCTGCGACCTCGCCAGTGTATTCGTCAAACTGCTCAAACAGCTTGTCAATGCTGACGTCTACTGCTATCGTCCACTTGCCTACCACCATGCTGATGTTGTAGGCGTGCTGATTGCCGATGCTTTGTGCACAGTGTACCACTGCCTTCTGAGCAAAGCCATGCTCTTCAATGTGTGCACACACTGCTGATACCACGCGTTCCGGCAAGTTGATGCACTCAGCCACTGGTGCCCTCCTCATGTTCCGGCAATGACTGCCAAGACACGACCAGGCTGTGAGCAGCCTGCAGACACGTTTCTTCAAAATACTGGTAGAAGCGCCATGGCACCACGTTGATATCGGCAGCGTCTGGTCCCTTCTTTAGCTTGATATGGATTATCTTGCCATCTGGCGTGGCACCACTGTCAATGGGATAACACGTAACACGTACGCCTTCCAGCAAGTCATCAACCATTTCCTGCACACGGTTCGCCACTCGTGCGCACATTGTATCTAGTGCGTAGTCCACTTCCATCCCTCCTTGTGTCGAAACGATGCAATACGATGTCCGATGCATCATACTGCGAGAGCTGATCTAAGCTGTGAAAGTCGTTTTAGCATACTATGTACGCGCATTTTGACCTATGCGATACGATACAGAATGTACCTCCTTCGTAGTCGAATGATACGATGCATGCTCATTGAAACGTGTATCAGTGCATAGCTTATTCATATAGAATAGTATCGAACGATGCAATACGATGCACTGATACAAGTCTTCGTATACCTGCATGAAGCGTATTTCTGTGTCTTTTTCTGATCATCGATGCAGCCTGTTCTCTGCTTTTTTCGTTGCCCTACATATTCAGTTAACTGGCGTTCGCACTGGCACCACTACCGGAGCGCGTGCCGACGCGTACGGACAGAGTAGAGGCTTGGCAAGCCTTTTGAACGACGGCACGATGTCGGGGTCTTGCAACATGGATGCGAATCCACTGCGCATGTAGTACATCTTGATTTGTGCGCTTTCAGCCCTGCACCAGTTATCCTTCTGCAGGCGTATCGCGTAGTTGGCACCACAGCGATCAACGCTCAGATCCATGACATCGTAACACACCTGCCACATGCCAACAAAGTCATTCAGGCTGCTTTGCTGCCTGAATGACAGACAATGCCACATAGAACCCGCTATAGGCACACTGTTCGTGATCCTGTGTTGCAGTGCACGCCATTCCTGTATGACCTTTGTGGCTGCGACCGGACCGATGCCCTTCACGCCTGGTACGTTGTCACTGCCATCGCCAAGCATCACCTTGAAATGCACAAAGAAGACAGGCGGGAAACTGAACTCGCGTATGAACGCCTTCCCGTCATACAGCTTGCCCGTCATAGGATTGAGCACTTGCGCATCTGGTATGCTGCACGCCTGCAACAAGTCCTTGTCGGCCGTCACTATGATAGGCGTGTCTTCACTCAGCACTGCACACCAGTACAACAGGTCGTCCGCTTCGATGTGGCGTTTGCGCAACACCAGCACGCCATGCATGGGCAACACGTGGTCAGTCAGCAAGTTGATCTGACGGAACACGTCCTCCCAGTCTCTGGTATCGTCCTTGTCCTTCGTACGGTTTGCCTTGTAACACGGCAACAGCTTCTTGCGATATGCAGGCGTACCACCATCAGCACACGCCACGACGGCGTCAGGCTTGTACTTGTGTATCAGCCCTACCAACATGCGCAATGTGCCGTACTCCACTGACGTGTCAACGCCTTTGTGTGACAGGTGATGCACGTGCAAGGCACGATAGCACATATTGTTCAGGTCAATGAGCATGATCATAGCCAACTCCAGTTCTGGTGATTTACGATCCTGCCTACCTGCTGGCGACTGATGCTGTGCAGCATGCCAAGTTCCTTCTGAGTGAGCACGCCCTGCGCATATGTCGTGCGTATATACCGCACATCATCAACCGTCAGCTTGCTCATTCCATGGTCTTCACCGTGGTGATGCGATGAACGTTCCTTGTCTACCATATCACGCATGTTGTCCGCATGCGTGCCGATGAACAGATGTGCCAGATTGACGCATGCTTTGTTGTCGCACGTATGACATACGAACGTGCCTTCAGGGATAGGTCCACGTTCAAGTTCCCAAGCTACACGGTGCGCGTACTTTGGCACACCATCAACTTCAATGTTGCCATAGCCTGAAGCATCCTTGTACGCCTGCCACTCCCAGCACTGTTCGTCGTCACCGTCGTGCGTATCAACCTTGGACCAGAAGCGGTCAACCAAAAGTATCATGATACCTCCATTGCGAACGCCTTGCTCGGCGTCTTTTGCAGAAGGAAGATGTTGTCGCCGTAAAACGAATTGAAGCCCATCTTCAGGCCACGATAGTGCTGTAGGTTTGCGTTCTTTCCACGCCCTGCCTTTGTTTCGCCGTACGTCTTGATGACGTGGCTACGCAAGCGGAAACCGTATGCCCTGACTATGTCTTTGCACAGATAGCCAAGCGTGATTTCCTCGCCGTATAGGAACACATTGCCGCACACCAGCACCAGCATGCGACCGTCATCCAAATACTGCACCGCGTTCTCCACCACTTCTTCAAAGTCACGCAGAAAGTCATTCAGTGTACCAACGTGTCCAAGCGTGCCTTCGCCATAGTCAATGATGTTGTGGTACGGCGGATGCATCATGATAAGCTGTACTTGCTTGCCTGGATTGAACGTCTTGCTGTCGCCCTGCTGTATGAAGTCGTACTGCGGATGCACGTCGTTGGAAATACACTGGCGTTCCAACATGGCTGCAACGCGATGCGTGGTGCCACTACCAGCAAAACAGTCCCAGACCACTTCATCACAACGTGTAAAGCGTTTGATGAACTGATACGGGATGTACGGGATGAAGATGCCATGGAACTTCTGGTCGCGCACTGGCACGCCATCAACTTGCGGTATGACATGCGCTTCGCCAACATGGCTGACCCATAGCGCACTCGTGGTCAGGTCACTTTCACGCCAGTTTCCCACGGCCTCATCGTTCATGTCTGTCCAGTTCATGCTGCAGCCTCTTGCCGCACTGCCTTCACGGCTGCCAAGTACGCCTTCCAGGCTGCTTTGCCGATCTTGCGTCGCATACGCCTATCGCCCTGATGGTCGTGAGTGTGTGCGTTTGCGTGCCAGTCCGCCTTGAACGAAATGATGCGCTTGCATTCGCCTGGTGCCAAGTGCGCATTCGGCTTGATACGATCCAGGACACGTATAGGCAACATCCATCTCTTGTTCTCAACGAACTTGCGCATCAGCCCAAAGCCTGACCACGTACCACGCCTGCGATGTATCCTTGATAGCCTCATTCCATACCTCCATACGACAATAGCCAACATAAGAAGCCTACAATACACATCACCAGCGATGCCAGTGCAGGCACAATGAATTCAGTTGATACCGTGTAGCATCCTGTTTCTACTGCATCAAACTGCTGTTGTGGCGTTTCCTCGGATTCAGCCACTTGGCACCACAAAGCCTGACAGAGCCACTGTCAACAGGCACGCCCACAACAGCACACCAGCAATCACAAGCCTGGTGATAATACTTGCCGACAAGCGCTCTTCATGGTACGGAGCCATCCCATCCTCCTAGGTATAGCCTGTTCTGAATACCTTGTCGCGTATTGATTCGAGTAGTGCCAAGCGTATCAAGTGCATCTGGTCAGCATCTGGCACGCATGGTATGAGTTCATCCGATACAATCACCGATGCGCTCCATCCACCATTCCTGATGGTGAACTTCTTTGACCATCTATCTTCGCGTACTATTTCCATGCGCCTCCTAGATCAGGTCGTGCGTGCCTGCAGCACTGTACACGGCGACCACACACTCGTCAAAGTTTTCGTAAAACACATCGTCCCACTCTGCACCAGTGCACTGCATATCACCATCAGGCAGGCGTACAGTGTACAGCTTTCCAGCGTACTTTGCCACGCCTGCCTTCTTCAGAAATAGCAGTGCGGCCTCAGCCTCATCCACACCATGTCCAAAGTATATAGGCAGTACAGCCTCCCTGAACGGTGGAGCGACTTTGTTCTTGCGTATGCTTGCCGTGGTACGTATGCCGAGGATGCGCTTGCTGCTGTCTTTGATCTTGCTACCAGACGACAGGCGTACGCGTATGGAGCTATGGAAGCCGACCGCCTTGCCGCCAAACGTGGAATCCTTGTCGCCGAAAACTACGCCTATCTTTTCCTTCATCTGGTTGATCATGAACACTGCCACTTGCTTGGATGCTATGATGCGCGACAACTTGCGCAAGCCCTGCGATATGACACGTGACTGTGTGAGATAGCCTATTTCGCCAGTTTCACCCTTCATTTCCGCTTCGCTTGACGTGGCTGCTATGCTGTCCCATACGATAAGCATGGGCGTGCTTGCAGGCTTGGACGCAATAGCCGATTCCATTCCCTTGAACACTTCCTCAACCGTGTCCGGTGCAGCGTACACCAGGCTATTGACGTCCACACCGACGGCCTCCATGATGGGAAGCGATACTGCAGCCTCCGTATCAAAGTATACAGCCACGCCATCTTCATCTTGGCAGGCTGTACACGCCTGTGATGCGACTAGACTTTTGCCGCTGGATGTTGCTCCGTACAGTTCTACTATCCTGCCAACAGGAAGCCCTCCTCCCATTATGGCGTCAAGTACGCAACAGCCTGTAGATAGCCATGTATTGACAACACATGGCGAGTCGTCGTCGCTGAGCCTGTTCGCTATCAGACCCTGTTTCGTAAGACCATCAATGATTGCCTGCACACTTCCCATGTTGCATCATCCTCCCAAAGGGCAAAGCGGATCGGGTTCTGGCACGTACAGGTCTTGGATCGTTGGCTTGTGACCCGGGTCTGCCAGCTTGATAGCGTGCAGCCTTTGCGCTGGACAACCTGATCTGCACGACGGTTGATACTTGCACGACTGACACTTGCCGCGTACCATGTACCAGTCATCCTCGTGGAACTCGCGCAAGGCTTTGAACACTTTGCCGTCAGCCCATATTTCAGCAAGCGTGCTTGTGCGCACGTTGTCCATTTCTGGCAGGCTTTTCCATGCTGCGCACGGATGCACTTGCCCATCCGGCCGGACCAGGATCAGGTCGGTGCCTGCATGACACTGGTGCTGCTTTTCGTCGTAGACTGCATACATGGCGTGCCTGAAGTCAATAGGACAACCGAACCGCACTTCTGCAGGCATACGCGTATCGTGCGTGGTGTCTTGCATCACACGCTGCAGGTCGCGGAACTGCGAGTGGTTCAGTGCGAGCTGATCGTTGTTTGCCCTGCCACGCGTTTGAGGCACGAAACGCAACAGCGACATCTTGCCGACTTTCAGCGTGCCACAGAATTCGGCCATCTTTTTGACATGCTTATAGTTCGGCAACATGGGCACCATGTGCACTTCCACCTTGAAGCCATATTCCACACAATCCTCGATGTTGGTGACGATAGCCTTCCACGCGCCTGGTTGACCCATGATGTAGTCGTGCACTTCTGGTCTGTGGCTATGCAGGCTGTAGATGAACACCAGATGTTCCTTGACATCTGGCAAGTGCGCAAGGGCACTGAGCCATAACATGCTGAGTCCATGGTGCTGTGAGTATTCGTACAGTGCAGTGACACCAGTGGTATAGATCATGATCTTGCTGTAGCCTGCCTCCAGTGCCTTCTCCACATACACCAGCAACCGATCAGGCTGCAGTATGGGATCGCCGCCACTGAACGACAGTTCGTACGCGCCAAGTGCTGCACCGTCCTTGATGATGCCCACTACTTCGTCCACGGTCAGTTCGTTCTTGCCTGCCTCTGGTGCACTGCCTGAAGAGCAGTGTATGCACTGCATCAAGCACTTGTTTGTGATTTCAATGGATACTTCCTTCAGCTTGACTTCCACGCTTTGCTCCTTGCCCTGCCTACGCCTCATCCCATACGATTTCCGTGCCCATACATTCAGGACAGTGGTCATCGTGCGTGATAGGGTCTGTTTTCAACTGGTGTGCCCTGCCTTCCCACTCACAGTCAGGGCACCAGACCAGTCCCGCTTTTGCCATGTATGCTGGCGACGCAATGTCATCCTCGTCGGCAGTGCTGCCAACATACGCATCACCCAGAATGAAAGTGTCACCAGTCATTATCGCCTCCGTGAACGCCTGCTACGCTTGCGCACTGGTGCATCGTCCTCGTCGTCCTCACCATCGTCAAATGGCGTTTCCTTGTCAATGCGCTTGCGCTCACGCTTTGCCTGCACACCACCGATGTCCAGGGCGTCAAAGGCATCCTTCAGCCTGTCGTACGGCAACAGCTTGATCAGCACGCCTTCCGGGCAATCCGCATCTTGACTGGGATCGTCCGTGTACAGCCACGGCAACAGGTCAGCAGCCTGCTCCAGCACAGCTTCAATTTCCTCGTCCGTTTCCAGCAGTGCCGATACCTTGCGCCTTGCGACAACCTCATACCGCGTGTTCATGTTTGCACCAGTGCGCGTGATCTTCAAGTCAACGCCTTCGTCCGGGTTATACACGTCCGCACCGTAGTCCGGGTCGCTTACCAGGGCACCGATCTGCTTGAAGACGCTTGGCTGCGCTTCGTACACTTGTGGCCCTTTGTCCTCCTCGCCACGCACAAGCACGTTCACATACCAGCGTCGCTGAACGTTCAACTGGTCGGCCAACTTCTTGCTAGCCGTATCACCTGCAGCGTACAGTTCCTGGATAAACTCGCATACAGGGCACTCCTCTTCGCCATCGGTGGTGAAGTCAAGGCAGTAGAAGAATTTCTTGTCGGGCGTCCAGTGCTTGCCTACCTCCTGCCAAAACAACTCCATGTCGCCGACGGCGTCAATGATGCGTACCACGTTCACGCCCTGCTTCGTTTTCCAGAAGTTGTGATCTCCGCCGCTTCCGTACTCCGTATTGTCCAGCTTGTCACGGATCCTTGAAAGCCTGTCGTCTTGCTTCGCCATTGTAACCTCCATTGAAAAAGTGTTTGACCGCCTGTATACTATAACCGGACGCCGCACAGGCTATTTTCTCATGGCCCTCCTTGCCCTGCCTGCAGTCTGTTCCACACTATCGCGTACTGAAAGCCCATCCATGTCGGCTTCGTGGCGTAAGTGTGCTCCCATGCTTTGCAGCATATCGGCACGCGATGCAAACGCCTTGACGATCACCTGCAGAATTTTCCATTCCCTGCGCAAGCCTGCCTCAGTGCGCTTGGCAAGCATCACCTGATGGTCAAGTATGACAAGCCTGTTGGCAAGCGTGTCAGTGACCGTCTTGCTTCCATCGGGCACGCTGTTGGGATCCGATTTGTGGTACGCAAACGAATCGGCTTCCTCCTCCTCACGCTCTGCCTTTGCTACAAGGTACATGTCTTCTGCTGCAACTTCCAAGACCCCAAAGTACGCAAAGCGTGCAGCCTGTGACGCGTACTCGTTGGTCAGTTCGGTATCGTCAACGTTCAGCAGTGCAGCAAGCGATACCTTCTTGCCGTGCACCGTCACATAGTTTTCCACGTGTGGCAGAGCCATCATTTCACCTCATAGGCTATGAGTGCGCCATAGTGCGAACCGATTTCCACGTCCGTTTTCAATGGGCACAACAGCCACGTCATGTCAATACCTGGTGTGTACTTGGCTGCATAGTCCACGATGTTTTCCATCACGTCACTGCACAGTGCTGCAAGGCTGCACAGTTCGCCGGGATACACGTCAAACACTATTTCGTCGTGAACCGTGTTGACCATCAGGCTTTTGAAACACTGCTCATACATCAGGCTGTCTACGATGGTAAGTGCTAACACAAGCGTGTCGCTTGCCGTGCTTTGCACTGGCGTATTCACTGCCTCGCGTTCTGCGTGATTGCGCCTGCTACGCTCAGCATCGCTGATTTCTGGGATGGGTCTACGCCTGCCATATGGCGTTTCTATGTATCCATGTGCACGTGTGAACGCCACGCAATCTTCCTTGTACTCCAACACTTCAGGGAAGGCGTGGTAGTAGTCGGCGACCGTTTTGTCTGCCTCAGCCATGGGGATGTGGTATAGGTTGTGAAGCGTGCCTGCTCCACCACCGTACAACAGCGTCCAGTTCGTCCACTTGTACCTATACCGCTCCTCCTTCGTTATCTGGTCAACAGGCTTGTGCGCTATCATTGAACCGACCATGCTGTGAAAGTCCTGTCCACTTGCGTGTATGTCTATCATGGCTTGGCACTTGGCAAGGCTTGCGAACACGCGTAGCTCCATACCAGCATAATCAACGCACATCAGGCATCCATCATTTTCGTCAACGCGTACGCCCTGCACAGTGGTGACCCATTGCTCAGGCTGCTTCACACGTGTGTACTTTGTGCCTGCCTGATTCGTCCACGTGTGCGTGAACATATTCTTGATAGGCTGATATTGGAAGATGGTACCAGGCTCCTTTTCAGGCGTCGGTATATTTTGCATGTTGGGATTGCTGCTGGAAAGTCTGCCTGTTGCCACTGTATGCATGTTGAAGCTGGCGCGTGTCCGGCCGTCGGTGCTTGCATGCTTGCGCTCTGCTATCGGCTCAATGTACGTGCCAAGCATCTTCTGAAGCATACCATACATCACAAAGTGATCCACCAGCGGACAACGTTTCCTGTACGGCAACAGTGCCTCACGTGCCGTGCTTGGATTGCCTGCATCGCTGAACTTGTTTGGCTTCAAATTGTAGTAGTCCTGGATCGCCCATGCAGGCTCCTGCTCATATGCCACTTCCGACGCTTCCTCATCAGCGTATTGCACGTCATCAGCGTACTTTTCGTGTATCCACGTGGCGTAGTCAAAACCGTACAGCACGAGGGCTTTCTGTTGCCACGACGCTGGATTGAACTCAAACTCCACATCAGCCTTCTTGTCGCTTGCCTGCCTGTGCAATTCTACGAACTGCTCCACGTGCCTGTCTTCCAGTATGGCGGCAAGCCTACGCTTGAACGCCTGGTGGTATAGCCTACGATACCGCTCAGCCACATCGTAGTCAACTGCTATACCATTGCACTGCATACGTGTAAGCGAGTTGGACAGTGGTACGATCAGGCTTCTGTATAGCGTGGCTTGCTTCGGCGTCAGCTTGTCCAACAGTTCTTCATGCAACAGCCACGTTGCTGAGGCGTCCAAGCCTGCATACGGCAATATGACATCCACTGGTATGTTGGCATACGAACCGTCACGCCTTGGATCCGCTTCCTTGTGCTCCAACACGTATTCGGCAAGTGCCTTGTCGTAGTCAAACATCCCCAGAAAATAGCCTGCCAAACGCTTCAAGCTGTGAATGCCACGCTGTGAATCGTACAAGAAACTGAGCAGCATACTATCACCATACGCCTCAAACTCCACGCCCAACATCGCCAAAGCCTGCATCTGGTCAAACTTGATGTTGTGACCGACAATGCCCTGGTGTGTGCGCAGTACGTCACGTATAGGACTGAGCATGCGATCCGTGGCAGGGCACAAGTCACCTGGATGGTCTATGGTGACAGACCACGCCTGGTCCTCCGTGGCAAACGATACCACCAGCATGCGGTTCTGTTCGTTGTACGCGTCCAGCATTGCCACTTCCGTATCAAATGAAATGACTGGTGCCTGCATAAGTGCAGCACACATGTCAAGCACTTCGCCTTGTCTGTAGCATCCAACGTGGTACTCATAATGCTCATCGGCAGGCACAAGCACTCCACCCTCCCAGGCGTCCAGTGCATTCAGTATG